AGTTACAAACTTGAAATATCTTGTAAATTCGCTTACAGCTCCTATATTGGATGTATTGAAACCATCGTACAAAGAGTTCTATACCGACGCTGAACGAATGTTCGGAAATATGCATGTACAGATTCCGTCAAAACCGACCGTATATGATCCTGTAGACCATATTATGCGTACAACGATAAAAGAAACAGCTATTCACGACAGTACCGTATTGAACGTGAAAGGTATTAATGCTGGACAGATGGAAACGGACGATCAGGCTCGTTCAACCATTCGCGAAACATTGCCTTCGGATATGGATACTGGACTTACCTTGCGTAATGTAGCAGCTCATACATATCGAACGGTCATATATGATCCTGATATTGTTATGAAGACCACTTTCCGTGAAGGTACTGAATCGACAAACTATTATGGTTCAGGAGGAGCTGTTTCAGAATATCGCGGTCCCACCGAAGAGGCTGAGCGAAATATGAGAATTGATGATACGCGCGGTACTTTACTTACGGCTGCTACACGACGATCTGGATCGGAAGGAGCGAAGGTTAGTATGTCTACCGACGGTATTGATATGGAAATTAAGAGAATAGGATCGGATGATCTTTCTACACGATCTACAAACAATGCCAGAGCAATTCAGTTTGAACATGCGGTTGTTGACGTGTGCGATGTTACCAAACTTTCAGCAAAGGTTCTGGAACCCAATCGTCTTGACCCGAGTCTTATGAACTCTCTCAAACAGAATGAGTATGCTCTTCCCATCAATCCAATCGGAACCGTATAATTATGAAACATTCGTGATTGATTTAAGAAAGTTATTTTTGTATTATGTATGCAGCCATGTCAAAAGACGACATACAAGTTTTAATGTATCAAAAAAGGGAATATGTAGACCATTTGAAAGATGTTACGATTGAAGCATTTGTTATTACGATTCGAAATATATACGAAAAAGTACTACAGCGAACTGCTAACAAAAATGTATTACAAAGTTTTCAGGATGAATTGACTACAATTCCTGAATGGAATGCTAGTCAAATCCATGAGAAATATAAAGACTTTATAGTACAATCGCGATGTAATTATTTTCCAGATTTACTCAAGGCAGTTTTTATGACATATGGAAGGCTACATATAGCAACCGTTGGCAATACAGATAAACTTCAATTACGAGTCCCTAATGCGGAAAATTTTGTTCACCGGTGTTATATTTCAATTGCTCGTTCGTTATGGAAGCGCCCGTATCTGATGTATCACGAATTAAAGAATGTAGAGAGACAGAGAAATTTGGTTGTTTTGGAAGAACTGATTGGAAAAAATATAAGTATGGTGATCCGCTCTTGTTTACCGATGACGAATATGGTCTCACATATTATATCGGATTCTTATAAACAAGAAGGAGGATCTGTATCTCAAAGAAATTTGGTTTCACTTGAAACACAAGAAAATGTATATAGTCGTCAATCGGAACAAGATGTAGTAGAAGAGAACGGTAAGGACGATGAGGACGATGAGGACACGGAAGAATATAATACAGATAACTCATATGAAACAGATGGCGCCTATAAAGAAGAAGACGAAGACGATGACGAAGACGATGACGATGAAGATGACGATGACGATGACGAAGAATCTGGATCTTCTACGGATGATGAGAAGGAAACAGAGGCAGACATAGAGCCAGAAACAGAATCCGAAACAGAAGAGCAAACAGAAGAGCCAGTAGTAGAACCAGTAGTAGAAGAACCTGTAGAAGAACCTGTAGAGGAGCAAGTAGAAGTACCTGTAGTAGAGCCAGTACAAGAGCAAGTAGAAGAACCTGTAGTAGAGCCAGTACAAGAGCCTGTAGAAGAGCCTGTAGAAGAGCCTTTAATAGAACCTATTGAAGAGCCAGTACAAGAGCCAGTACAAGAGCCTACAGTAGAACCAGTAGAGCAGGTTGTAGAGGAAAAAATAGAAAATAATAGAAAAATTATTATGCCTAAGAAGCATGCTCAATTACAAAAACCAAAACAGCGCCGACATAAGACAGATGCGTTCTTTTAATCAAAAAATATAGGTCCTTTTTTTGTAAGGATGATACTTGCTATTTTGTTAACAGCAATTGTGTATCTTATTTTACAGCGAATAGATGATAATCGTAAGGAAAAAAATAATGAACCAATATCTTCATGGGGATCTCGTATAGGTTTACTGTTCTTCGTAGCTATTGTTTGCTTCGTAATTACATACCTTTTTGAGAATATGAATCCAGATAAAAATGATAATTTCGCATTTGTAGAAGGTGGAAACTATGAACAAGGAATGCTTCATTCAATCAATGAATCAATACATGTCGGGATGCCTCCATTCTAATAGGAGATTGCGTTATACAAATATAAATTAAATATATATAATGAATAAGGCAAAAGTAATTATTCAAAGAATTTAGATGAAATTGGAACTAAGAAAATTTGATCCACGAAGCATAAAGGACGACAGTGTTTGCATATTTTTAGCAAAGCGTAATTCCGGAAAAACAGTAGCATTAACACATGTATTATCCGCTCATATGAACATGCCAATAGGTGTGGTCATTAGTCCTACAGAACAGATGAACAAACATTTTAGTAATTATATTCCGGGCATGTTGATTTATGATGAATATAGTCCGCAAATTCTTCAAAAATTTGTAGATCGTCAGCTAAAAATAGCAAATCAATACACGACTGAAAAAGAACGTTATGGTCATACAGATATTGATCCTCGTGCCTTTCTTATTCTGGACGATTGCCTTTATGATAAAACATGGCCAACGGATAAGAATATTCGTCAACTTTTCATGAATGGTAGGCATATGAAGGTATTTATGTGCATTACTATGCAGTTCCCCCTTGGTATTCCTCCTGTGCTTCGTACAAATGTAGATTATGTATTCATTCTTCGGGAGCCAAACATTTCAAATCGTCACAGAATTTATGAACAGTATGCTGGTATCTTTCCAAGTTTTGAAATATTCAACGATGTTTTAAATCAATGTACGGAAGACTATGAATGTATGGTCATTGACAATAAGACACAGAGTAATAAGATAGAAGATCAAGTATTTTGGTGGAAGGCAGATCCAGGTATTCAATTTAAGATGTGTACAAAAGATCTATGGGATATGCAAGCACTTGAAAATCAGCGTAAATTGATGGGCTCATCCACGGCAGACGAAGACGACGAAGAAGATTATAATCCTAATTTGATTGTTAAAAAGAAAAATAGCACAAAAATTAAGGTATGTAAGAATTACTAAAGGCGAATAGAGATTCCTCTGTATATCCGTAAGAAGCTCATACATCATATCATAGATCGTATTCATTTTTGTTCTATAGCACTCTATTTGAGATGATAATGAAAAAAGGAGACAGTTCATATTTATAATATTCTTGTTTTTGGTTTACATAACGGATTTAGGCTTGTAAGAAAGGGCAGCAGCGCTAAATCCTTTCGTGAATATGGTAGCTATATATGCCAGGATGGTAAGTCCAACCATGACGGCATATAGGACGCCCAGAACCCATGCCAATAGGTTGCAGTTACCAACAGTGAGGCAATTTACTACATAGGTGGTATATATAGCGAAGGCATACATCACTATAACACTAACCAGCATCATAGGGCTCTTCATGAAGATAGCACCCAGAGCAGTAACTACGAATAGAATCGTGGCAAATAGGATCACCAAGAATGCGGGCATGGTCATAGTGACATTAGCAAACTTCGTCATACGAGGCACAGGTTGTTCAAGAACTCCCATCTTATCTATATAATATTATCTAATATAAAAATATAAAAAATAAAATTTTGTATTTTTATTTTTTATATTTTTTGATTTTGTATTTTTCTTTTTTTGATTTTTTCTTTTGTATTTTATTTTTGCTTATTTTTACTTTTTTACTTCTTACCATTCTTCTTGGTAGCGACCTTCTTGCTTGAAGAAGATGACCCGGCGATATCCGCATCGCTATCTTCCGTATCAGAGAGCAAGTTCGCGCCATCCATAGGCTTCGTAGCACCATTCTTCTCCTTGTGTAGGTTCCAAGCATTGACTGCCATGCTCATCAGCTCCTTGGGCTTGGATTCGGGGTGCTCTTCCCTCAGCAACGCGATGTTGTCCCTGATGAAGTTGTTGTACAGCGAGGGAGTGCGCTTGGGGGCATTGGGGTCCTTGACCTTCTTGCCCGTAGCAGCCTTGGCTGCCTTCTTGCTCTCTTCCTTGAGGTTGTCCTTCACGGCGGACACGATGTCGCTGAGGTGCTCCTCGAGGCTCTCAAGAAGATCGGCATCCTTGTCGGTGAGAACACGGTGGATCTCTGCGACAAGCTTGTCGATAGACTGCGAGGCAACCTCGATCTCGTGCTTCTGGACGGCCTTGATAATATCGTTCATGCTTGACATTGTTGTACTGGCTTGTATGCTTGTTTTGTTGGATATATTACTGCTTGGTGATAATCAATTTTTACTGTCAATTTTCAATTTTTTGTAGGAAACGAGAAAATCGTGAAAAATTGGGAAAAATTAGTATTAAAAATTTAAGTAAAAAAATGAAAGGAAGTTTAATAAATTTATTACCTTACTTGATAACAAGATGGCGTATGTATTGCGTTCTCATCTTCGGGTGCCATACGATAGATGTGTGAATCATATACAAAAGAACCTCCGTAATACCTTACGAGTTCATATTATATCGCATGACATACCGGATACGATTACTACGATTCCAATTGAACAAATAAAGAATATGGAAATTACTCATATGGAAGAGAGTTTTTGCGAAAGCAATAGTTGTCTAAATGGGAAAATAATGTATAACAACAATATGTATAAATTTATCACACACCATGTTTCGTATGATGTTGTGCTTATTATGGAAAAAATAAGTTATCCCTTTAATAAAATAAAGATTATATTACCGATTACTTCCTATAAAGACGCCAATATGGATTATAAAATATATATACCACCCGAATATTCAAAGGACGAAAAAATAATACCTATTGAATTTGTATGGGAATTTTTATTTCAACTAGCACCGTACCTATATCAGCATTCATAGAACCTTTGATATATTTATACTTATTCATATGTACATAGGGGTTATGAACTTTTCTTTTAGCTTTTTCTTCTCTTTTTTATTTCGGGCACATTTCAATAAATTGTTCTGTATTACATAGGTCTTTTACGAATTCCCATACATGTATTCGTTTCATAAACTGTCCTAATGTTTCAAAGCGTAAATTCGTGTTTTCTTCCAGTTCTGGCCGATCATTGGTAGGTATTTCAGAAAATTCAATTTCAATCTGTTTCATCTGCTCTTCTGTCCGTCGTATGGGTATGAACATCACATCTACACGATTGTTTTCATATGTCGTTTGAAAGATTTTGGTTCGTTTTGGAAGCGTTTTTAATGACACGAGACCTCTGGTTTCTTCTCTTATCTCGCGAATGGCGCATTTGTTTGTTCGTTCATGCTCCTCGCAAGTGCCACTAATGAACGTCCATTCTTTTTCCACGGCATCTTTTACAATAAGAAATCGCGGTTTCTTTTCATATTTTCGTAAGGAAACATAAATCACGGCAAGTATCTTACGATCTACGGTAGGCATTCTTGTTTTATAATCTACAAAAAATTTAATAATCAAATCATATTTTTATTATTGCTGTATTTGTTCCATTTATCGTTGTTCAATCCAAGTTAAGGCTGCTACAGCATCTTTGTTTGTTCCATATCCAGCAATGGCTAAGGTGATTGTATCACTGACTGTGCCAAGAGCACTACGCCCAATTTGATATTGAGTATCTTTATCCAATATAACACGACTACCGCCCCCACCTATTGATATAATTCCAGCATCTATATTAACTCCATCGGTAATTGCCGTCGTAGAAGTCATGTTGTATTGGACGAAAGAATTGGTGTCTGTCATATTTACCCATGAGCCATTAGCAATCGTAGCATTACGAATAATTTTATAAAAGATAATGGTATTATCTAATGTAAATGCTTGGAAAGATGAGGGTATGACAATACCCTGAAGAGCGGTCGCTTTTAAACGAATACTGATGACCGGATAAAAGGTTCTGGCAGTGGGCATATTATAACCGGTTAAAGGAGTGAGTAAACTTTGGGCGATACCTAATTTTGTTGTATTTCCTTGATTGGTTAATGAATTTGAGAATTGAACCATATAATTTGTACCAGCAACACCATCTATATTTTTTATTTCTAAACGAATAGGAAGAAAAGGTGTTATACTCCACGGAAATGGTAATCTATTTCCTGTATTAAATGTATGAATTGTACGAGCACTACCTTCAATAATATATTTAAATATTACCTGACCGGCTCCATACCATTCATATTCAAAGCCTATCATTTGCATAGCATCCCCACTTGCTGTTATTCCACTATCTCCAGTTCCATCTAATTTATCACCATTCCAATTTGACCTGGAAACGCGTTCTAAATAAGGTGTCCCATTGCTTCCATACGAATTTACTAAGGTACATGCATAATCGCCGCCATTATCCTCAAAATAAAAACCGTCCGTTCCATTGTACAATCCTATTCTACGACGAATTCCTGAAACTGGATTATTAAGTTTTATTCCAAATGTCAATTCTGCACTGCGCCCAGGGATATATCTCATAGTATTTATGGTTTGGCGAATTACTTCAGAGTTTGATTGTCCTGATACTTGCATAACGACACCAGATATATTTGATGAGAATAATGCCGAACCTCCATTTTGTGTAGAATTATCCCATATATCTGTTTCAATACCGTACTGGAATGTATTAAAGAAGACGATTTCAGATGCGGCTACCTTAAGTTGGTTTTTACTTGTTGTTGGAGAAACTATCTTTGTTGGAAATGGATTTGTATCCGAAACATTACTATTTTTAACATTCACATTGACATTACCAATCGTGTTAGACCCCGTAGGTAATTGTCTTGTTAGATAAGTTCCAATTTCCACATTACAAAGAGAAATAGGTAGTATTCCATTGATATCTACCTTCCCAATTGTGTTAGACCCCACAGGTAATTGTCTCGTTAGATAAGTTCCAATTTCCACATTACACAAGGATACAGGAACAACCCCATTCACATTGACATTACCAATTGTATTGCTTCCAATAGGGATTTGACGAGTTAGATAGGTTCCAATTTCCACATTACAGAGCGATATAGGTACAACCCCATTCACATTGACATTACCAATCGTATTGCTTCCCGTTGGAATTTGACGCGTTAGATAAGTTCCAATTTCCACATTGCTTCCTGTTGAAACCTCCAACGGTATTGATTCTATTATTTTTACAGGATACGCGTACATGTTTAATATTTGCTATTACTGTATTATTGTATTATTATAAATGTTTAAGTTTTATTGGTTTAAAATAATAACTTGTCTTTTTTGTATAATTATAATGGA